CAATTAATAGTGATACAACACCAGTAACAGAAAAAAAAGAATTTAACTTTTTAGGTTATAGTAAAAGTCCAACAATTACTATTAGCCAAAACGATCCTTTACCATTAAAGGTATTAGGAATAGCTATGGAGATACAGTTCGCATAATGGCAAAATCAGCATCAACAATGTTTGCAGCTGCAGCAATAGTAAGTGCAGTAGGTACTGTTGCTAGTGTTCAATCACAACGAGCAGCATTACAAAGAGAAAATTATAGATTAGAAACAGAAAAAAAACTAGCTGCTGTTCAAGCATTAGAAGAAGAAAATGCTAGAAAAGAAATGTTAAATGATACTATTGCTCAAAATTTAGCATGGCAATCTATAAGTGGATATTCTGATGATAGTAGAAGTTTTTTAAATATAAATGCTCAAGCTAAAAATAAAGCAAATAAAGATATAGCTAACATTAGATTAATGGGAAAAAATATACAAAATAAATATACATCTATGTTGTATGAAAATAAATATAAAGAAAATGATTTAGTATTTGGTGGGTATGTATCTGCAATAAGTGAACTTACTACAGGTTATGCTCAATATGATTATTATGGAAAAGGTGGAAGTAAAAAGGAAATAGCATAATATGGCATTAACAACAGGTAAAAGACAAGTAACAACTACTGCTTCCTCAGTAGCAAATAGAATGGGTGTAGTACCAGCTTATGGTGGTGATCCAGTTTCTACTATTGCAAAAGTTGCAACAGAAAAATTAGATTTTTTTGCTAAACGTCAAGCGTCATTAGAAGAAGCAAAATATAAAGCTGATTTAGAAATTAAAACATCTAAATTTATTAATACAAAAGCAAGAGAATTTTTTAATGATCCAAAAAGTTTTACAGCAACAACTGATAGTTATATTGAATCTTTAGTAGCTGAAGCTCCTACAAGATATAAATCTTGGACTAAAAGCATGATTTCAGGAAAAGCTATTAGAAAAGGTGAAACAATATTTGCTAATAGAATTAAACAAGATCATGATGATGCAATTAAATTGCAAAATGAAAGAGTAAGAACGCATAACGAAGAAACTTTAGAAGATTTATTTGATTTAGCTACTGTAAGTCAAGGTGATCCTGAACTTAAAAAAGATTCTACTTTTACAAATAATATAGACGATTATCATAAAAATGTTTGGCTGCCTAAAGTTTCAGAAATGTATAAAAGTCATTTAGAAGTTTATAATGCAGCATATCCTGAAGATAGAAATGCTATGCTTACACCACAAGAATTTTTAAGAACAATGCAAGTTTCTTTTGAACAGTTAAGAGTAAATACAAAAGTTAAAAATATAATTGATACTACAATGTTAGAAATAACTGAAATGGGTGGAGATTATCAAATAGGTAATGATAAAATAAAACAATTAAATACTGCAATTAGCAAAATGTTAAATGAAGAATATATGAAAAATCCTCAAATAGATATGCTTGATGGTAAAGCTACTTTAGTAAATACAACTAAAGATGAAAGAGAACAAATAATTTCTAATGCTGAATCATTTATGAAAGGTCATTTAAACGTATATAACAATCAATTAGTTAAATATGAAAGTGAAAAAAAATTAGCAATAGCAGATCAATTAAATAATGATTTATATAATTTTGTAAATAATCCTGATGATTTTGGAATAATAACTGAAAAACAATTAGAAAGAAAAATGATTGATTTAGAATTAGATGATAATGAAAAATTAAATTATCGTAATTCTTATTTTGCAGGACAAATGATTAAAGGAAGTATTGATGAAAATTTACAAAATTTTGTTGGAGATACTAGTGGTATGAAAATGGATACATTTTCAGGTAGATTATTTGTAAGTTTAGAACAAAAAGGATATTTAGAAGCATTAGGTGTTAATAATCAAGAAGATTTAAAAAAAATGATTATTAAACAACATATGAAAAAAATATTTCCAAGTTTAAGAACGATTGAAACTGAAGATGGGCCTAAAAAAATAATAATATCAGGTGTTGATAATATTGCTGATACTTGGTTAGGAACTGAATCTGTATTTACTACAGATCCAGATGGTAATACTGTTTTAGATGAAGATCAAAATGCAATATCTACTGCTAAATTTAACAAAATGGTAGCTTATGCTAAAATGATGAATGAGCCAATACCACAATTAACAGATTTTTTTAATGACGTAATGAGTATTAATGTAAAATCTGAAGCTGATTTAATGAAACTAGATAATGCTGCATATATGGTTAATTATTTTATGGATACAGATGGATTTGAATTTATGTTTAAAGGAGTAGATAGTGATGTAAAAGCTAACCTTTTAAAATTACAAGATTATCATAAATTACGTCATGCTGATTTTGATAGAGTAACAAGAGTAGATGTAGCACAAAATTTTTTTGAAAGTCTTAAACCTAAAGAATCTACAATAACTGGTAAAATTAAAATAGCTATGGATAATTTTATTAATTATGGAGATGAAGGTGATGATAGTGCAAATCAAATAAATTTAACAGAAATGGTAGATCAATATATAGAAAAATATCAAGATAATAGAGTAGCATATACCCTTGGAGGAAATTTACCTGTACCAGTTTTTACTTCATTAGCTACTGGAGAAATGACACCAATATTAGGTGATTCAGTTGTTGATAGTATGACAGTAGACGCTAATAAAGTAAGAAAAGTAATAAGACCTTATTTAGATATTTATTTAACTAAAATGTTTGATGATGAAACTTTTGTTACTGAACAATCAATTAAAAAAAATTTAAACAGAGCAATGAAATTTATAATGGAAGATTTTGCTAATGATGGATTTAATTGGAAAGTTTTTAGTGGGGGTAGTTATAATGAGTAATGTAACACAATACGAATTATTTGATCATTATACTAAATTAGGTTTTACTAAAACACAAATAGAAGATGATTTAATTTTTACTTTGCAAGAAAGAATGGCAAACATGAGTAATACGCAAAAAGAAGAATACGGTATTAATGATGATTTTTATAACAGAACAAATTTATTTGATATGTATGACGCTGGAAGAATAAAAACTTTATATGATAAAAAATCTGGAGAATATCCTGTATATAAAATAGAAGTTGATTTTGATGGTGATGGTGTTTTTTCTGTTATACATAATCCTAATAATACAGCAGTTAATTTTAGACCTATTATGGGTGGAGAGTTTGCAGATAAACGATTTACAAGAGATGCTTTTTTTAGTGAATATTTTAAAAACGAATATGAAACTATGGTATCTTCTATGCCAAGTGATGTTAGAGATTTTTTAACTGTTAATACATGGGCTAATACTTTTTTACAAGATATGATAACTGGTTATTCCAGATTTGCAGAATTTGATAGAGAATTTACAGAAAAATTTGCAAACTTTATTGATGATTTTTCTAATCAAGAAAATAGAGTAGGGCCTCCTAGTGTATTTAAAAGAATAGTAAGAAGTGTTTTTGAAAATACAATAGGATTTGGCGCTAATAAAGATAGATTAGAATATGAAGTACAACAAGCACAAAGAGAATATATTGAACAAACTAAATTAAATAAAGTAAATGAAAATAATTTTATAAGTAATCCTTACTTAGCACATATATATAAAAATGAAGGAGCATTTAGTAAAACAGTTTATGATCCTATGAATAAAGATACATCTTATGAACATTTAAGTGAAAAAAATGAAAAGGGAGAATATAAAAATGATCCAACAATAGGATTTGGATTATCATTAAATGATAAATGGGTAACTAATGAATTAATTAATAAAGGATATAATGTTGATTTATTATTACAAGGAAAACAAAAATTAAAAAGATCAGATGGTATGGAAATATCAGTTAATTACATGAATATTAAAAAAGATGAATTAGTTAATTTTTTTGGTGAAGATTTAGCTAAACCAAAAAATAGTTATTTAATGTTGGCTTTATTAGATTTAAGTTATTTAAGTGGTTTTAATGTAGAAAGAAGTTTTATTGGAGACAGAATGAAATCAGCAGTAAAAGGTGCTTTAACTGCTAAAACAATAGAAGAAAAATTAGGATACTTAGGAAACTTTGCTTCTTATATTCCTAAAGATTTATTAGATAAACCATCTGGTGAAATATTTGATTTTTCAGATCCAGATATTCAAGATGTAAAACCATACATTGGATATGATAATGAAAATCAAACTTATAAAATGTACCCTGAATCTACAATAGCACAAGAATTATTTAATGATAGTGCTAGATATATGCAATACAGAGGAAGATTTTTAAGAAACTTTGAATTATTAGAAAAATGGGCACAAGGTAGTTCTACTGCAGCACCTTTTCCAATATTTGATAATCAATTACCTTCTTTAAAAGAAGATGAAAATATGCCAGTTATAGAAATAAAATAATGCCTGACGTATATATTGCTAATGGTAATCCTTATTATCAAACAGATGATAATATTTACAAAAATGAACAACCTACAACTTTTAATTTTGTAAATATAGCAAGAGGTGTTCTTGATGAAAACGTTGTAGCGATTGGTGCAAAAAGACTAGTACAAACTGTATTTGATAATAGACCAGATTTATATAAAGTAGATGTAAGTTACGATCCTTTTTATGATCCACAATTAGCACCCTATAAAGATTTTATGGGTAATTTTTTACATTCTAAAAGTGAAGATCATACTACATATTTATTAGATAGATTTAAAAAGAAAATGAAATCTATAAATGGAGATCCAGGCTATATCATTGGAAGAATAATAGGAGGTCTTACAGATCCATCAAGTATTTTTATGTTTACTAAAGGTGCTAATCTTTTACTTACTGGTAGTAGATTAAAAAGAAGTGCATTAGGTGGAAGTATTATTGGTGGAGAAGAAGCAATAAAAGGATCTCTTGATGATACAAGAACAAGCGCAGAAAGAACTATTATTACTGCTGCTGGATTTATTGTTCCAGCTATGTTTCCTAGTATACCTAATGGTAAGTCAGCTAAAAAATTTGATAGATATGCAAATATGTATGATGAACAAGACGCATTTGCTGCTGGTACTACTGGTGCTGCTGTACCAAGAAGTAGCAGAATAATGACAGAAGCAGAAATTCAAGAAATGAATAAAATAGCTCCTACTGGATTAGGTGTGTTTGGAGAACAAGGGCCATACAATCCTGTGTTTAGAGTTATGAAACAAGGAGTAAGTGAAGCTCAAGAAATGATGGAAAGAATGTTAGAAATTCCTTTATTTCAAAATAAAAATTTAAAAGATATTATTACAAGACCAAGTGTAGAACGAAAAATTAAAATGCGTTATGCTCCTTTAGTTGTTACAACTACTAAAAAAATAGAAGCTGCATATAATAGTTATTTAGCTAGACAAGGAGCTAAAAGTCAAAACTTTTTAGAAAGAGGTTTAGATACAAAATTTGTAAAAAACAAAGCATATATGACCCCTAAAGAATTTAGGCAACAAATTTGGGAATATAAAATGGGAGCAAGGTATGGAACACAAACAGTATTTGATGAAGATGTAATTACTGCCTCAAAAGCTATTGATGATTTTTATAGAACAATAGGTAAAGAATATGACAGTTTGCAAATACCACAAAAAGCAATGCAAAAACATATTGATTTTTTACAACAAATTTTAGCTAAAACTAAAAATCGTAAAAAAAGAGAAGATATGATTTTACAAATTGCTAAAATGGAAAAACGATTAGAATATGTAAAAAAGAATGGATCTTTAATAGATAATTATATTAATGTTGTTTATCGTAGAGATGTTATTGAAGCTAATTATGATAAGTTTGTAAAAACTTTAGGTATGGCTTTACGAGAAAGAAATCCAGCAATTACACAAGATGAAATATTAGATATTGCAGAAGGGTTTAAACAATATCAACCAGTAATAGCTATGCCTAATTTAGCAGATGAATTAAGAATAGCAGCTGGAAAAGGAACTTCGGCTGACATTGATGGATATATAGAAAAAATAAATAAAATATCTAATCGATTTAAACAACGAACAATTAATATTGATTACAGACATTTAGCAAAAGAAGGTTTTATTGAAACCGATACACAAATATTAAATAAAATGTATTTTAATCAAACAATTCCTGACATTGAAATTACTAAAGCATTTGGTGATCCTATGGGATTTGGAACAAACTATATTCCAAAACAAAATCAAATGGGAATAAAACAAATTGCTGAAGTATATGACGAAATGATTATAGCTGCTAAAACTCCTAAACAAGCTGAAGCATTAGAAATACAAAAAAATAAAATGTTAAAAGATTTAGATGCTGGTATACATTTATTAAGAGGTACTTACGGATTAGCAGAAGATCCAAATAGATCTGTTAGCAGAGGTATTAGATTAATGAAATTGTATAATGCAATGACTATGCTTACTGGTATAGCTCAAACAGTAGATGTTGCTAGATTAGTAATGATTAATGGTATGGGAAAATCTTATAAAATTTCTTGGGATTTATTAACAAGTGGTTACTTTAAAGAAATATATAAAATGAATTTAAAGACTACTCAACTTGGTGGTGAATCTTTAGATATGTTTGCTAGTACAAGAGCTATGGCTATGTATGGTTTAGATGATGCTTTTGGTGTGTTTAATAAATTTGAACGAGGAGCTAGTAGTATGGGTAATTTATATTTTACTTATTTAAATTTATCTAACCCTTGGAACACAGCAGTAAAAAATATTGCTTCTCTATATAATGGTACAAGAATATTTGAAACAATAGAAAAACAAATACTTACAGGTAAAATATCTAAAGTAAATATGGCTAGATTAAGAAGTATGGGTATTAGTGATTCTATGGCAAAAAGAATATATAAACAATATACTCAATACGGTTATGGAGTTAATGCTAGAAAATGGACAGCTAATGGAGATACATATAAATCTTTACGAGTAGCTAATTCTGATGAATGGGTAGATAAAGAAGCAGCAGAAGTTTATCATCAAGCAATAGGTAAACAAGCTAATATTGATATTGTTACTCCAAGTAAAGGTGATGTGCCTTTATGGGCAAATACAGAAATAGGTGGTATGCTTACACAATTTAAAAAATTTGGAATGGCTGCTACTCAAAGAATATTACTTAGAGGATTACAAGAAAAAGACGCTAACTTCTTTAGTGGAGTATTATTATTATTAGCTGCTGGAGCTGGTGTAGATGCATTTAGACAAAAAGCATTTAATAGAGATTATTCTAAAAAACCATTTGGTCAAAAAATTGTAGATGCATTTGATAGATCAGGATTAGGTGGTATTTATTCTGATATAAATAATGCTATTGAAAGATTAGGTAATAATGAAATAGGATTAAGACCATTATTAGGAGCTAAAAAACCTTATGGTACTTATAGAGATATATTTAATAATCCTGTACCAGATGTTCTTGGGCCTACTGCTAGTCAAATAGCTAATATATCAGATATTATGTGGACTTGGGGTAGTGGTAAGTACAATCATCACACAGCTAGGAATGTGCGTAGACTTTTACCTTTTCAGAATGTATGGTTTTTAGATTCATTATTTGATGAGATAGAAGAAAAAGGACTTAGATGAGTATAACAATATCAAATACTAGTGCTAGAATACAATATACAGCTTCTAGTAGTCAAACTACATTTTCTGTACCATTTGAATTTTTTTCAGATGCAGATTTATTAGTTATACATACTAACTCAGGTGGAGTAGATACCACATTATCACTATCTTCTAATCCAACATTAGTAACTCAATATTCTGTATCTGGTGCTGGAGAAACTGGTGGTGGTAATATTACATTAGGATCAGGAGCTACTGCTGGAGATACCTATACTATTCAAAGAAATTTAGCTTTAGAAAGAACTACAGATTTTCCTACATCTGGTACATTTCCTATAGAAACACTTAATACAGAATTAGATAAAATTATTGCATTATTACAACAAGCAGAAGTAAAAATAAATTTAACTCCAAAAGCATCTTCATCTACATCTACAGCATTTGGTTTAACATTTCCAGAACTGGTCGCAAATAAACTATTAACTGTAAACAGTGCTGGTAATGCATTAGAATTTTCACAAGAAATAGGTAACTATAGAGGTAACTGGGCAGCAAGTACGGCATATGTTCAGAGGGATATTATCAAAGATACTACCAATGGTAATATATATATAATTAATACCAATCATACCTCAACGGGATCGCTACCTATCTCTACTAATGCTAATGCTTCTTATTATGATTTATTAGTAGATGCTGCTAGTGCTACTTCATCAGCAAGTGCGGCAGCAGCTAGTGCTACAGCGGCAGCAAGTTCAGCAACAGCTGCGGCAACTTCGGCTACCAATGCAGCGACTAGCGAAACTAATGCGGCTACGTCTGCTACAACTTCTTCTACTCAAGCAACTAACGCTGCAACTTCAGCAAGTAATGCGGCTACATCAGAAAGTAATGCTTCTACAAGTGAAACCAATGCGGCTACATCTGCCACAGCTGCGGCTACGTCTGCAACTGCGGCTGCAAGTTCGGCTACATCTGCAAGTGGATCTGCAACAACAGCAACTACTCAAGCAAGTGCTGCTAGTACCTCTGCTACAAATGCGGCTACTAGTGCTACTAATGCCGCTACCTCAGAAACAAATGCAGCAGCTTCTGCAACGACTGCTACTACCCAAGCAAGTAATGCTAGTACTTCGGCAACTAATGCAGCAACTTCTGCAACTGCGGCTCAAACTGCTCAAGCAGCAGCAGAAGCAGCAGCAGATAATTTTGATGATACATATTTAGGTGCTAAGTCATCTGATCCTAGTGTGGA